TTAAACTGTAGTGTTGGCGTAGTCAAGTTAATATAGTTAGTACCAACTAATAGCACTCGGGGACTAGTTGCCTGCAGTCTTAAATCTCTGGTATTAATTGGTGTACTCATTTTATACTAAAACTCCTATTTGTACTAAGCCAGTGATCCAGTCTCTGCTAATACTATAAACTAATCCTGTTTTTCCACTATCTAAGTTAAATCTATTGGATTTAATAGTTACGATATCACCCAACTGCACAAAAATAAATTGTGGTAAGTAAGTAGCTGTAACTAATAATCTTTGCGTAGACCAAAGGGTTAAGCGCTTAGTGGCTTCTGTAGTAGCATCTGATTCTACTATTAATAGTGTGTCTTCTTCAGTAATTGTGCCAGTATCTCGGTACAGTGTTTTATTTGTAGCGTTAATAGCAGTTACGGTTAGATACTGATCATTAAATTTACTAGCAGGATTAACTCCGCCGGCCACAGTTTGTTGAATAGTATAGTTTTTACAATAACCTAGCTTAATGCTAGGCTTTACTGAAAATACTTCGCTGATAGATAGACTGCCCAACAACATATAGTCATCAGTAAGTGTATACTTTGCAGTACCACTAGGAGCCTTTAATTCTACTAATTTTAATTTACTGGTACTGATAGTTTCGCCATCACTACCAACACTGATGCTTGGACAAACTAGGTTGGCACTAACACTTTTGGCCAGTTCATTGCAGACTTGCAGGGCATTCATTCTATCATTACAATAGATGCCTACAGGACTGGTGTTAGTAAAACCACTAAAATCAATTTCACTGTCCACAAAACGATTGGTACTATTGCCGTAGTTTTTAACTATATTTGTAATAATACCTGCAATTGTATTACTATAACTACCAGTAGCATTGCCTTGAACACTACAAGTAATTGCACCTACTGGAGTACTGCTTAGGGTAACTGTGCCTGTGGTTAAATTAGCGCTATAATTTACGGGTACACCATTATCACGAACTTCAATGATTCCGCTTATAGTCCCGTCATTTGTCATGTAAACTTTGCCACTATTAGCAGTAGCACCATTATCTACATATAGCGGTTGAATATTAAAGCACTCGCCAAATAACAGTGGTAATAGTATAGTATTTGCACCACTATTTATTGTTTGTTCTGTGTATGTACCAGGCGTAAGATCAGTTAAAGTTTTTTCTGTTAGTGAATCATTTAGCCGTTGTAGTTTATCAAGCAGTAGTACGCTTAATTCATTTTCACTGTTTGCAGTTAGTTCCTGTACTAATCCGTCAAAGATTAACACAAAATCGCTTTTAGGCCAGCTAGGGTCGCCCAAATAAATTTTTATTGGGCGACGATTCCACACATAGGTTAAAAACTGATCATTGATACCGTAGGTATTTGCTAAGGTTAGGCTGCCGAAGTTTACACTTATTGAGCCGTCAGCCGATAGTGACTCAGTAAAATTGAGGCCACCTAAAATGCAAGCATTATAGGTGGTGCCTCCACTGCTGTATGGCATGGAAGAAAGATTTAATGTGGTGGCTGTTCCAGAAATGGAAACTTCTAGAACATCCACCAATGTACACTTAATGTGGCTTGGCGTTTTAAGCCAAGCCACCATCTGACTTACTGTTTTCATTAATCAATCGCCGTTAGTTTATAGGAGGCAATAGCCCTGTTTCCTAGGTTATTAGCTGTAACTTGAGTATTGGTAGTATCCACAACAGTAGTAGCAATTACTTGCGTATTGTTATTTGTTGCGGCTACTGTTGCTGCTGTTCCAGCATTAACGGCATCAACAATTACTGTGGCTGCATTAGTCATTGCTGTATCCACTGCATCAGAAACTATAGCGGCAAAATCAGTAGTATTTATCGCTACAACTGTAGGTGCTGCTGCCTGACTACTACCAGGACCAGCTGCAACCCCTGCATTAAAGGGATTGTACATTCCGGTTCCGGTAGTGGCATTATATGTTACTGGGCTAGCAACTGTTTGTGTTTCTCCTGGCTGATATACCCTGCTATCAACTACAGCACCCGTAGTGGTTGTAGTAGCAGCAACAGTTGCAGCAGTAGTAGCGGCAGTTGTTGCAGCGGTAGTAGCAGCGGTAGTAGCAGCAGTTGTAGCAGCAGTTGTAGCAGCAGTTGTAGCAGCAGTCGTACTAGCACTACTAGCAGCAGCATTTGCAGTAGCTAATGCGGCACTAGCAGTAATATATGCTTGCATTAAATCAGCTGTTGTTTTTGTAGAGTCTTTAATACTTTCCAAGAAACCGTTACTGGATTCCAGCGCATCCAATTGTTTTTGTGCATCTGTTTGTTGCGTTTCTAGGTTACTAGAAACATCATCAACAGTACTCAGCACTGTATTAAAATCTGTGGTATACTGCGCACCACTAGCAAACAGCTCTTTTGACAATCCTAAGAATCTATCCGTAGCACCAGTTAACTTACTAAAGGCAGCACTTCTTTCATCAGCTGAAGTAGTGGTCTTAATAATATTAACTAGGTTATCAATTTCGGATTTTGCAGCTGCGTATTGCTGAGTGGTTGTTAAGGGAGAAGCAGCACCAGATAGCAGTGAAGTTTTATAGTCTTTTAGTGTAGTAATCTGTGAAAGGAATGTTTTTGTAACATTTTGCAGTGCAGTTTGATAAGCTTTTGCAGCGTTTTGCTGATCAGTAATTGCATTAAGTTGTCGCTGATATACTCTGTTACTAGCGTCTAGTTTAGCGATTTCTTTTTCACGTAGCTGCAGGCTAGTCATTGTTAACTGATCTATTTTATCCTGTATACTTAAGCGTTCATTTTCAATGGAGGCAACGTCTTTACCTGCACCATAAACCTTTTTAAAGCCTTCGGCAACATCTAGTAATGATAGGTAAGTATCATAACTAGCTTGATCAGTTAGCTTAAAGTTTTGAATCAAGTATTTAAACTGTTCGCTAGTTTTTACACCGCTAAAGCCCAGCCTGGCCATTTCCTCGTCAACTGATTTTTGAATGGGAGCTAATCTTTCTGCTTCAGTTAAGAAGTTTTCGCGAAAGTATTCAGCTTTTTCCAAGAACTTGTCCAAACCACCAGCAGCTTTTGCAAGTGCCTCAGTAACATCAAAACGTCCAGTTAAATTAGGTGCTTGAGCACGAATATTAGCTAATTCCTGATTAATCTTTTTATTGGTGTCTACAACTCTAGACACAGTTTCCAGCATGCCCTCACCAAACCTAGCAAAAGCTTCAAAGTTTGAGAATACAGCTAAACTAACGTCATCAAGTACGGCGCCAATTACGGATTCCAGTTGCTTAACAAAATCAGCACCAGTTAAACCACGCAGTGATATTAACTCATCTACATTAACACCAGCCATTGCTGTTTGTATTTCTTGAGTAGTTTTACCTGCTAGGGTAGCCACCTCAGTAAAATAACTAGCTGCTTGGCCAAATGCAGATTCTAAGGCTTTTCTAGCCTTAGGGTCTGTAATGCCCAAATCTTGAAACCGTGTATCAACACCAGTACTAGTGCTAGCACCAATACCAAAGAATCCACTGCTCTTAGTTGTAGTTTGTACTGTTTCAAAAGTATTAATTAAACCACCACCAGCTCTAGCTAAGTCTAAGAATGTGCCCTTTAGCTGCAAGCCACTATCTATAATACTTTGTGAAGTTGTATCGCTAAATAAACCACCAATGCCTAAAAATCCGCCACTGGTATTTGTACCTTCAGTAGTACCAAACATACTACCTGCACGTAACCCACGTATTCCGTAAAGAGTATTGGCAGTGCTAGTAAGTGCATCTCTGATGCCTACTAAAGCTTTAAGCATTTTATTATCGTAGGCTAAACCGTCAACACTGTTTTGTGCTAATAATTGAATCGAATTATTAATAGATTCGCTTTTAGCACCAGTATCGCCAAATACTCCACGACGAACTTGAATTTGTTCAGCATTGGCATTATAACCCATGGCAGTGCCCTGAGTTTCTTGGCGTTGTTGTGCTGTAACCATTGGTGGTGCTTTACCACCACCTTTACCAAACATAGAGTACATTGCTGCAATTAATGCTGCGGCAAGTGCTCCGCCTACTATTGGATTTGCTGCAACAGATTTTCCGAAAATTTCAGTTGCGTATCCAGATAAACGAGCACCAATACCAGAAAGAGTAATAGCAGTTTGACTACTTTCAGAAGTTAATCTACTAACTAAAAGTTGTGCATCCATTACCATTCTAGCAATTGCCAAGCCTTTTTCTACAGCAGCAAATGCTTTAGATGCAAGTGTTTTTTCCTTGAACAATTTCTTGGCAGAACCTGCAAGTGCAATATCTTCACTTAATTCATCACGAGCATTCTTTTTTCTATCTTTAGCAATTTTATTTTCAAGATCAGCAATTTCTTTAGGATAAGCCATTTCACTAGATTTTAAATTAGCTAGTTTTTCTTGATCCAATGTCTGCTGCTTTGTAAACTTTTCTTGCCGTACTGCGCTTTGACCAATTACCTCAGCTATATTACTTAAACCTTCACCTGCACGTTTAATACTATCAGCAAATAACCCAAAAGCATCTTTTAAGCTTGTAGCTAAATTAGTACTTGTGGCTAATAAATCATTATATTTGGCTTGCTCAAGTGTTTGATCTTTGGTAAGTGCAAGTATTTCTTTTCTAGTATTTAAATCTGATTGTAGTGCAGTAATTCTATCGGCTGTTAGCTGTGCTTGACGTGCCAACTCATCATTTTCATCTTTAGTTAATTTTGCTTTTTCAGCTGGATCTGTAACACCCTTAAGTTTTTCAGCAGATGCTAAACGTTTAGTTGCTAAATCTGCTTCAGCTTGGGAGATTTGAGCAAGAGTATTTTGTTCTGCTTTTCTTACATCTAATCCATACTGTTGCTGAATAATATAAGTATCATTTGCATTAGCAAGATTTTTAACTACATCAAAACGAGCTTGTTCAAGTTCCAACGCATTAGCTGCTAAGATATTAGACAGTTGCGCTTTAGAAGTGACAAGTTCAGCAGCTTTAGTAATCTTTTCAATCTCTACTTGAACTTTCTGTTGTTGCTTAGTAATTGCTAAGATTTTTTCACGAGTAGTTTTGTCTATTTCTAGTTTAGCTACATTGTTATCTATTAACTCTACTTGACGAGCTAATTCATCATTTATCTTCTTTCTACCAGCAGTATCATCTTGAGCAAGCGCAGCAACTTTTAATGCAGCATCTTCACGTTTTGCCTGTATACTGGCTTCTTCTTCAGCCAATTTACTAGTATAGTCGTTTTGAATTTTTTGAAATTCATTAGCATTTTGCAGACTATTTGTGTATTCTTTAGAATTTTCAAATAAGCTTGCATAACTAGAAATTTGTGCACCACTAATTTCAGTTTCTGCAACTAATCTAGCATTAGCAACATCTCTGGCTGATTTTTCAAGTTCGCGTAATTTGGTACGAGTATCTAACTCTATTTGCAGTAACTTTTGACGATCTTGAATAGCTTTTAAATCTTTTTCTGCTTGTTGTTTTTGCACAACTAATGTAGTAATTTGTGCTTGAAACTGAATTTCTTTTGCATTGCCGGTAGCATTAGCTTTTGCTATTGCAGCATTTGTAGCTTCTGTTTCTTGTAATTGTTTATTTGCCAGTATCTTATTCGATAATTCAATTTCAGCCTGTACGGAATCTTTATCATTAACACCAGCAATACTTTGACCAACAGCAAACTGTTGTTCTTTAAGCTGAGTAATTTGACCTTCTAAACCCAGACGTTTTTGAACATCTTCTAAACGACCACCAATTTCTGCAAATTGAGTGCCTTTAGCAGCAACTTTTTTACCTGTTTCAACATCTCCCATAGCCTGCTGCATAGCAGCATATCTAGGTTGAGATTGCAAAATTCTTAATTGTGCTATTTTTGTAGCACCTTCAGTAAGCGTGCTACTTTCATCAAACCTAGCATTGGCTACCTGTTTATTCAATGCACCAGTAAAATCTGGTATACCAGATTTTGTTTTTTCATTTAAAATAGCTTTAAATGCTTTTATTCCGCCTAACTGATCTCGTAAATCATTTATTTGTTGCTGAGATTTTCCTTCACGTACTGCAGTATCAAGAGCTGTTGCTGCACTATTTTCTTCAATAGCTGCTATTAATCTATCCTGATTTAACATTAAATCAATATTAGTTTTAATAGTTTTAGCCCTAACATCTAATTCTTGTTGTGCAAGTTTACCTTCTTCTGTGGCTTTGCGCTCACCGGTCAAGCCCTGTGCACTAGCTTTAGCAATTTTAATTGCATTTAACTCAGCACCATTTTTAAGTGCAGATTCAATAAGCTCACTACCCTTTTTAAAGGCTTCACCAACGCCAAAATTAAATAAAGTTTGAGCATCTTTAAAACTTTTACTGTCCGCAGTAATTGCAATCTTTTCTTCTAGTGTTTTCTTTGTTTCATATAAGTTTGCAACTTTTTCGCCTGCAAGACCTGTTATACTTGCACGATTTAATGTACCACTATCAAAAGCTTCTTTATTACGTTTATAAGCATTAGTTTCTTGAAACTTTTCAAGATCTTTATTTACTTGCTGTAATCCGCCCTGATACGCTTTAAGCATTTTAGTATCATCAGCTAAACCGTCTTTTATTGCAAGTAATCGATCTTTAAATTCGGGGCCAAAAAAGGCTACTTTTGCTGGTGATTGAGCAAGCTCATTCATAGCAGCAGCTACACCTAAAATACCATTATCTTTAAGATCGAGCATTGATACGGCTAAATTATTAACATTTTCGCCTAGCTTAAATAAAGGATCTGAACTAGCTACGCTAATTAGATAATCCTGATAAGATTTAGTTGTACCGTCTAAACCACTTTTAAATTTTTGTAATCTACTGTCTACATTGCTTAAAGTATGCGCAAGTTCTAATAATTTATCTATTGTGGGTTGTGTACCGTCTGTACCTACTTTTAATATGGCTTCTTTTAAACTGTCAAAGCTAATATTTTCTAAGCCTAAAGTTGACTTTATTTCCTCACGAGCCTGTTTACCCATGCCAGCAGAATCTAATATTCTAAAACTGCTCATGATTTGACTTGCTAGAGTACTGGCCAATTCTTTATCAATACCGCTACCAAAAGCACTGGCTATACTATCTTTTATATTTTCTAACCAACCCATGGTTTCTTTAGCAGTCATTGCTTTTTTAGCCGCTTCTTCGGCTGATCTGGCTACTTCTTGAAAAGCATTAGCTAAAGCATTAATTCCCTTAATACTCATTGGACTAGCAGCGGTAGTTTTATATAATAAATCTACTGTTCTATTAACATTTGCTACTGATTCCTCAGCTGCATTTATAGCATTTTTATAATCCGACATTTCTTTAGCATTTTTACTAAATACAGTATCTAAAATTGTAAATGCAGTAACTATTACGCCTATTACATTAAAAGCAGCACTTAACGCCGTTCCAAAAGCACTAGCTGCTCCTGCAAGTATAGCAAAGCCGCCACGAATTCTAAGCATGCCTTTTTCAAATTTAGTAAACTGTTGTGGCGAATCAGCAATTTCAGCGTTTAAAAGTCTCCAGCCATCTGTAATACCAACTAAACTAGCTTGCTGATTTGCATTACTAATAATGCGTGCTTTTTCTGATTCTTTTTCAGCCGCTGCTGCAGCGCGAACGTTTGCACCATATACACTAAAACTATTGGCTCTTTCAGCAGCAATATCTGCTGTATTTTTTTCGACTGCTTTAGTATACTCTTCGTTTGCTGCTTTTGTATCAATAATGGCTTGCCTAACATCCATCCAACCTTGTTTTTCTACTGGGTCTTTTGCTCGTTTAGCCTTATTTTCAAAATATTTTAAATCCTTATCATTAATATCTTCTAAGTCTTTTGCTAAAATATCTTGGCCTTTTTTCAGTTTAACTAAACCGGCGTCCTTAAGTGCTTGTAATCTATTTTCCGCAGCAACTAGTTTATTAACTTCAGCTTCTGCTCTTGCATCTGCTGCTTTTTTAAAATTTTCTGCTTGCTGTGCTTTAGCTAAATCTGCTTGAGCTGCTTTATCTGTTTTGGCTTGTAAAGCACTAGCTGCAGTATCAGCTAAACCTTGTTTAAACTGTCCTAATGCAGGTAATGCTTGTTTAACAAGTGCAACCCCCAAAGCCCCAATAGCAGCAGTTAATGCCATAGGACTTTCAGATAATAATTTTACTATAGGACCTATTACTTTATTAACTATTTCTAATCCGCTTTGTGCTAAGTTTTCTAGTGAAGATTTTAATTTATCATAGGGATTTACATCTACAGCATCGCCAAGTGCTGCAAATTTTTCCTCACCCTCTTTAATTACTGCATTAGTAAATGCTTGCCGTTTTTCAAAATCTGTAAGAGAACTAACACTTTTACCAATGCTTCTGGCATAAGCTTCAGTAGCTGGACCAATTTTAGTAAATATTCCTAATTCGTCCAGTAATTCAGGTTCTAATTTAGTAACACCACGACTTAAACGACTTAATGCATCTGGCATACTAATGCCCAGGCTTAAGCTAGCATTTTTAGCCACTACAGCCAGGCGTTCAATATCTTTACTGGCAATACCTGCACCACTTGCTTGTGCAACTGCCTGCATACTATCGCGCAGTGAAATTGCTCCGCCAGTTAATTGTACAATATTTTTACTAACTGTGCCTAAATTTTTACCAACACTAGCACCTAATTGATCCATACTACGAATCATATTCGTAGTATTCATGGCATTACTAAGCGCGCTAAAAGCTGCTCCAACGGCGAATACGTTAGCAGCATAGGTTGCATATAGGCGCACTAGTCCACCCAAGCCTTGGGATTCCTTGGCAAAATCTCTACCGGCCGCACCTGTACCACCAGCAGTAGCTCTGGAAACTCCATAGGCACTACCACTCATTAAACCTTCAGCTATTCCACGTGAACCTGCAGTACCGCCTGGAGCAGCAGTACGCGGAGCTGCGGTAGGTGCAGCAGTACTAAAAGTGGTTGAGGCTTGTTGCTGTGCGGCTTTTAAGCTTTTAATAAGAGTTTCAATGTTCTTGATAACATTCGCTGTTGAGCCATTATCGGTAACTTCAACATTATGCGTAGTTGTATTTTGTGCAGCCATTACATCTCCTAATAGCAACTTTTTCTGCATTAAAATTTTTTAAGGCAGGTTTACTTTAAACACGATTATAGCACAAGGGCAAGGAGTTGTCAACTATAATTTTTATGGACACAAAAAAGCCCCGCCGCTATTTAGCGGCAGGGCTCTTTGCTTTTAGTTTTTCCGAAATGCTTTTGCCTCTAATCATATCTATATACTGTAAAAGTTCTATAGCAATTAAAGTTTCACCGCGGTCTAATTCATATAGGTCAAATAACTTAAACACAAGGGTATAGTCTTTACCTAAATAATTACCATTCATAGTATCCCAATTATCGCTTAACAGTCTATACACAAGAAAGCACTGTTGTACTAAATCAGGAAAATCTGCAAAATCTACTGGTGTATTTTCTTCAGTGGGCTCTTCGCCAAGCATTTCGCACATTTCAAAATAAGTTTCTTTGGTTACGTTTACTTCGGCATTTTGCATATGCCTAGTAATCATATCATGGATACTATTTATTTGTTCGTAGAAAAGTTTCCCAGGTCTGTTACCTGTTCGCTAATAAAACTATCAAAGTTTGTGGAATTCTTCATCAAGTACAGTGCGTTTTCTTCGTTATACTCAAGTTCAGCATCTGCATCTTGGCCGCTAAGATCAACTGGTGCCAGTTGCTCCAAGTATTTAAGTTTAAGTCCAGTCCAGCCCTTAATACTAGCTTTTACATAAAGCTCAAGAAAAAGGTCATCGTTCAACTCTTCAACTGGCTGACGATTTTTAAAGGTGGTTTTTGTAGCCTTTTTGCGAATTGTTTGCAAAGTCTCACGAGATAAAAATGCCAAGTTGATTTTAAAATCAGGCATTCCGGGATACTCAACTTCCAGTGCTTTTGAGGGTACGAGTAGGGTTTTAAGAGAAAGTGACATGTTTACCTTTATGGATTAGAACTGGGCCGTATGGCCCAGTTCTGGTTTATATTAATTAGGCTACGTTAGGAGCAACATAAGTAATTGTTGCTTCATTAAGTGCTTCAATATCAAATGCGCTGCTTGAAGAACCTTGAGCTGTAAACGAAATTGTTGTGGAAACAACTTGTTCCGTAGCAACTGTAGGAATTGCAAGCATAACTGCCGGCATTTCAATATCAACACGTGTTGTAGCACTTGCAGTACCACCGATACTAAGCTTCATGTAGTATGCTGGGTTAGTAGCAGTAGCACTGTTACTTAACATTGAGGCTAAAAGTCCTGCAGTATTACCACTACCACTACGCAAGTAAGCATTCATAGTACCACTAACTGCACGAGTACCAGTAAAGTACACGATAGGTTGATTAACCACACCTAAGTTGGCTGGCGTTAAGTAGGTAACATTATTTGAAAATGTTAAGCTACCACCAGTAAGTGCAACTGTATAAGCTGTACCGCCAACATCAATATCTGCATCTAAGGTAACTGTGCTTAACTTATTAGCAAGATAAGGAGCTGTAGTATTCTTATAGTTAGCTTCATTAGTACCAGTAAAACCACCGCCAGTAAGGGTAACAACACTGCCACTTACTGTAGGAACAACGGTAGTTGCTAATTGACGAAGAGTACTGCCCTTACCTGCCCAAGCAATACTAGCAATAGCGTCCAAGCCAAAGTCAATAGTTGCTGTGTCCATAACGCAATTATCGATCACAAAGGTAGTGCCGCTAAGAACAATGATCAAGCCAAATTTTTGAAGCTGATGTTTGCCGCTATTAGTAAGAACACAAGTAGCCGATGAAGCGCCGGGCTGCCATGCATTTGTAGTCCTAGTAGCACCGGATGGAATAGCTGTTGCGCTAAACATAGCATTCCACAACACGCCCTCTTCAGCATCAATATAGGTGCCAGCATCGCGCGGACGGATATAAGTACTAAATGAAAAGTCCACAGCCTCTAATGCTGTGTTAAAGTTGCGTTGACCACGGTTGGGAGTTGCACCAGCTTCATTAAGTGTAACAGTTTCTGTAGTAGTATTTTGACTAAAACTGAAACCATCTTGCACTTGAATTTCCCAAGTATTGCCTGTGCCGTAGGCTCCACTTGTAAATCCACTTGAACCAACTACGCCATATGTGTCAACGTTAGTAGTAAAGAAGACTCTACTGTCGCGAATTAAATTAAATGTCGATGCCATTCTATTTCCTTTTTTGTTAATGCCCTAAGTGCATAAACTAGACATTTATCTGTTTTTAGCAATAGTGGCATGGTTGCTTACATAATCTGATATCGGACTTGTAAGTTAATTTCTCCAACTGCATAAGGTGCTAATAGCCCCTCATCCGTGGTGATTGACTGGATTAAAATCTCAGTCGTGGAATAATCATTGGTTGTATCGTACACTAGTTGACGATTAGCATCTACGCAAGTTTCGATATCTACCAATAGTGATTCTAATTGTTCGCTGCTCATCTCGCCGTGACAGTACGCTTTTACTGCAATACCCAAATAACCCCAAGCAAAATCCGCAGGATGATACTCACGAGTCTCTGTACCTGGAGATATATACACACTAGGAAAGTCTTGTACCTCGTCCCAAAATTTTAGTTTAGGATAGGCATTTTTATAAAGATTGACTTTGTAGGGATCTTTGCCATTAATCTGAGCTAATTTACTGGCTAGGGCTTTTACAATCTGTGTTCGTTTACTCATACTAATACCGCCCTTAGTCTATTTTGTACTTTAGTCTGGGCAATTTCCCTGATTGATTTAGCTATTAACAGTTTAGGGTCGCGACTACGAGGATATTCTTGACGACCACCTTCACTAAAAGTTCCATATGGATTACGCATATAAGTATAAAATGCTGTAATCATGCCTTCTCTACTTATGCTTAATCGCTCTACTTTAACACTTTCAGCAAATCTACCTGTACGCAAGTTTAAAATATCTCGGCGATCGCCATTGCCCATATTTTCTTTTACTTTTTCAACCAATTGTGCATTAATTAATGACTGTAAATTGAAAAGAGATGGTTCAGAAGTAGTACTTTTTGGTAGTTTAGATAAAGTACTAGTACCGCTAGGAGATTTAGGTAGCTTTACTTTTACAGTTTTAATACTAATATTAGTTTTTTCAACAATGTTTGTATTAGAACTATAGGATTCTACTCGTTTACCTTTCATTGCGGATAAAACACTATCAGCAACATACTGATTTAATGATTTGCTAGTTTCTAAGTCTGGAAGATATTTAGCATTTTTTTGTAAAAACTGCGTAAAATTTTTACCTATTTGATATGCTCTTTCAAAGCCTGATTTTAATGCATTTGCTTGTTGGGCTTCAACTTTGCCAATTAAAAATGCATTTTCAACTAACATTTCTAAAACTAGTTTATTTTTAGTAAATAATTTTCTAATTACTAATCTAGTTTGTGCTTGACCGGTTTGCTGACTAAAATCTCTGGTTACTCTTTGTGCCTGATTTTTATCAGGTAAAGATAGTAGTGCTTGTAAAAGTCTTGGTGTTACTAAGCCGCGTTTAACTTCTCTGGATTTACTACTAAGTATATCTACTTCAATATGACCTATGTTCTGTAGTTTTCCAAAATTTCCGGCTAAAAAATTCTTTACTAGAGATCTAGGAGAATCGCCGCTGTCTAAAAGTTCGGAAGAAAAACTATCGTAGTTAAACAATTCTTTGAATCGTTCGCCAAATCTAATGGTTTTAAAACTTGGATAAATAATTAGTACACGTTTATTTAACTGTGATAGGTTACTAACTATTAGTGTTCTGCTAAATTCTGTTTTTAAAACTTGTCGTATATTGCCTTCAGCAGCAACTACAGAATTTAAATTATCGAATTTTTGCTGTAATTCTTGATCAGTTATTGTAACTAATTTTTTATTATTAATAAAGTCATTAATTACTGCCTGATAAGTATTATCTAATTCAGTAATAATTTGTTGCGGATCTTTTAATCCTAATTGATTAGCAAGTTCTTGTATAAAAGGAGCTTGTGGTTGCAAGATCTCCTTACGAATTTGTGCTATATCAATATAAAGTGTAAAGGGTAAAACTGAGTCTATATAACTTCTAAAGTCTCCACCCTTTTTATTAACTTCTGCATTAATAGCTTCGTGATCTTGCTTAACTAGTTTTCTTATCCAATCTGGAGTATAATACGCCATTATGTGTAATCCGACCTGTACATATCTAGTACACGTTTAATATGTGCAGGTAGATTAGTTGTCGAAATATATTCGATCTGAACGTTATTAGTACCAGGCGCTTTGCTACTGTGCACACTCATATCGCTTTTGCGATAATAAGTTACCATATCCATAACTGCTAGTGCAACGTCTGGAGGCACATCATCATAGCCTGCGCGATAAGTTATTTTATAACCACGAATCGCTTCACGAAATGCACGATTAACTGTAATTAAACTAGTAACGCCCGTTGTATTTAAACTACGAATTGCATAATCATCTAGTACCCAGTCTACATATTCTGTAAGATTAGTATAG